ATTTCATCAATCTTGCTATTAAATGCCGCATAGGCACTTTGTTGCGCTGATGTCAAATTAGTAATGATGATTGGCATGTTAAATGCCAGTTGATCTTCTTTTGCCTTGAGATTTGCTTTCAGCGTGGGCAGTAATTTGCTAAGCTCTTGCTCTTGATCTCTTACGCTTTCGGTGGCATAATCTTCCCATGGTCCATAGCCGCCATTAACCCCGCCAATATCATCAAAACATTCCAGCGTAACATTCAATCTTTTGGAATCTAGGTCATCATCGCCATCAATTCCAACCACTTTGAACTTCGCGCTACCAAGCTTATAAATACTCGCTACGTCCATAGAAGAGGCAGCCACAAGACGATCCTCTTCCGCTTGTTTTTCCGCTAAATTTCCTTTGCCATCATTCTTTGCAATTTCTAAAACAATTCGATGACCAATGGGAAATGGTAGTCTTGATGTCCCGTAAATACCAGGCCAATAGGAGCCTCTTTGCGTGACGGTAATCCTATTGTCGCTATTAACAGGACTACCATCTGTCTGCCTTTCATACACATCCACATTAATGGGGATGGGACTTTCAATGCCAAAAGATGCAAATGATGACGGCGAAAAAGATTGACTGAATCCATCAAAAGCATTTGGGGCGACAATATATGGCTTGTAAACTGTGTCAACTGGTGGCCGTCCAGATCTTGCTGGATCCCGCGAATCTCCCTTTAGAAGATTGTTAAATGTGATGGGACCACCAGAGCGGAAGTAGAACCAATTGCCAGTGTTAACAAATTGCCGAGCAGGGGTTTGGCCAAAGGCAATGCGTTCAGCGGCAATTTCCACAATATCAGCAGTGCCAACAGTTGCCAATATTTGCATATACTGCCTAGCCCCATAACTATGCACAGCGGACCACAGCAATGAAGTGGCTGCCCTTACGCCACCATTGGGATTGGTGTCAATGTCTGTGTAGACAAGATTAACCGGGGCTCCATATTGAGCTAAGTCTTGAGCACTATCAAAGCCAAAGCGCGGATTGAACCTCCGCTCTCGGCGGCTAGGCGCATCTGGACCATCAATTTGAGGCTTTGGAGCAAGCAGTACTGCCAGCATTGATGCTGCCGTACCAACAACTGACAATGCAAGCGAAATATATGCAATAAGAGCGGCCTCTGTCCCCATTTTGATGTCCAAAATGGTGCCATCTTTAATGTCCTTATACTGCTCTTGGTAGGCAATAAAACGAAAATATTCTTCTTCCGTGATAGCAAGCGTATCAATTAGAGCGCGTTCGTAGGGAAGGAGGCGTCTCATTGCTTAATATCAGGCAGCATTTTGAACAGCTTCAACAATGGAAAAGATGGAGACCAATATGATCGTCCGTTTCTTGAAACTGTAACTATCCCTCCATCATAAGCCACTCCCACTGCTATTTCACCGCCAGGCCTTGGAAGAATAATTGCCACGTTTCCATCTTCCCTTACCGTAGTCCTTTGTCCATTTTCAAACAACCACCTAATTACCCTCTTCATCGGTAGATTGCCATTATCATATTCGTCATAGGCCCATTTGAAATGGTCCTCGTAATCGTACAGGCCAAGTCTTCTTCTCACTTCGCAAACAAGCATAAAGCAATCGCTTTTGCCTTCTCCGTCTGATGGACGGGCTCGTCGCTCATATGAAAGACCAATTAAATCATTAATCATTGCAAGCGCAAATCTGCGTTGAGCGGAAGAATGCCAACATTTTGCCGATTAAGCTGCTGCGCGGGGAAAGATGCACCCACACTATCCATGGCGCTCCTAAATCGAAGTTCAATGGTGGTATCGCTGAACGCGGCTCCAACGCCAATATAGTATTCAGTGTATTGATTTACCACTGTATAGCCGGAATAGTTAGAGATGTCATTAGATGCCATCCACACAGTCTTTAACTGCAGCTTGCTAAGGCGATTTCCTTCTCCATCTTCAACCATTGCAATGGCAAAAGCAGTATGAGGGAACAAGAGCTGAAGAGCCGGATTGTCGCCTCCTAACGCGGCAGTGGAGCCTCTGGCTTCAAAAGGTGCATGGCGATACACTGGCGAGGCAGTGCCGGGAATTGACACTGCCGTAAAGTCTTTGCCAAAGAAATAGTTCTGATAGTAATGACTACGTTGATTCGCCGTTTCAATGAAAGCGAAATGCGCCACGCGGATTGTAGGCATCATAATTAAACGCCAGAATAATCCAGCTCGCCAACTAGCCTCACTGTAACAGTGCTTCGTCCATTGAACACACTTTCCACTTGCGGAGGTTCAGCGTATTCCCAGAGAATATTAGTGGGGGCCTGCACAACGCCTTTTAGCGTTGTGCTCATGCCAGAAAACACATCATCAGGAAGCGTGAAGCGGGAGTAGTTACCGAATTGCCCGTAGTAGTGATCCAAGATAGTCTTTGTATTTGCGTCGCTAATATTCTCAAATTGCAAATCAATAAGATGACCAAATGAGCGATTACCAAACACTCGCTTGACAGTGGCGCCCGAAAGTCCACGATAAGTCTTAGTGGGAAATTGCCCTGGCGAATAAGAGCGCCCTGTGGGGCGAATAGAAGGAAAGACTGCCATTAGCGAATACCAATGCTAGAGCGAGTGGAGGGACTTTGCTTAATCTTATCGAGAGTCATTGACATGCCTCGTTGAGCACCTCCTGCAATGGAAGCGCGACGAGTTTCTGTCATTGCTTGCTCTAATTGTTCGCGGCTAACGTATTCTACGCCATTGATCTTAGTGGTTTCAAACTTCATGCTTAGAGAAGGCGCCTGAGGCATGCCGGGGGCATTGCCGCCCATCATGTCGCGAGCGGAACGTCCGCCGAGCTGCACAGGAATAGAACGACCGTCAGGAAGGGGCACAACTGCTTCGTTGTACTTGCCTTCTCCGATAAGGCTAAGCGTGGGGCCTGTGACAATACCGCCATTAGCAAATGCAGGCGGTGCGAACGGCATAGAGCCCGGTGCTCCACCTCCTCCAAAGCCTCCCGCGTATTGACGCACCCCAGGAAGACTGTCTGAAATACCTCCTCCACTGCCCGCTGGATTTCCACCTCCTCCGCTAAGGCCTGCAAACATTTTCGCAATGCCAATGGCAATGTAAGTGGCAATCATCTGCGAAGCCGCTTGAGACAAGGCTTGCCCCACGCTTTGCAAGAAGCTTGCAAATACTTCCTTGGCAGTGGCAGTGCCAGTAATCATGCTCGTGATGCCCTCTGTGAGCATATTGGCAAAAGCTCCGCTTACTCCACTAATTGCACTTTGCAAGCCTTCAAATACACTTCTAAGTTGCATCGCAGAGGTTTCCACATTGGCGAGCTGAGTGGCGTAATCTTGATCCCCGTATTGCTCCATCGCTCGCTCAAAGACATTTGCGGCGCTACCAGTGAAGCCAGCTTGTAAACCAGTGCCAATTGTTTCCAGTCCTCTTTGAGCAGAGGTTAAAGCAGTTTGCTTTTCCAAAAGCTTTACATTTTCAAGGCGTTGAGCAATGATTTGAGTGAGTAAATCAAGCTCTCCTTTCGCAATGTCTCGTTCGTCTGCGGCCAAGTCTGCATACCTTTCTTTGACTGCCAGCTCAGCTTCTTGAGCAGAAGTAAGTTCAAGGCGGCCATCTTTCAGAGCCTCCATTTGCAAGGCTTGCCGCTGGATTCCCAGTGTTTCGCGATCAATTTCATCAATGATGGGCTTGATAATTTTTTGGCGAGCTGCTCCAATCGCAAGATTACGCTTGTCTTCCGCAATGGTTAAAGCATTGGTCTTGTTAATTTCTAGGTCTTTCAGCTTCAGAGCCTTGTCTGAGGCGCTCAAATTATCCTTATTTGTCTTCTCCACTTCCAAGCGATAACGCTCAGCTATTTCAAGCTTGGTGCTCTCTAGTTCTAGTTCTGCTAGCGAAATATCATATTGAGTTTGCGAAATAAGCTGGCCTTGCAATTGCTTATCGAGACGTTGCTTTTCAATGTCAAATTGGTCTTGAATAAATTGCAACTGGCTTCGATTATATTCATCAAGCTCTTTGCCTTTTTTCTTTTTCCCTTCTTCTTCGCTTGGTGGAATTGCACCAAGCACGGCGGGCGCTTGAGCTAATTGCTCGTCAAACTTAATTTGCTTTTCGCGAGTTGAAACCTCGGCCTGCAATCCCTGTTGACGCAAAATCTCGGCCGTAATATTTGTTTTGGGAATAAATGTTCGGCCCAGTAAATCACGCCTAACGCCAACTCCCGCTTCTTCCAATCTTTTGGCTGCCTCTCCTTTCACTGGCACCATTTCTTCGCCGCCAAGTTTATAGGTTTCTTTTGATTTTTGAAGGGCTTGAAGTTCCTTGGTGGTTCTCGCAATTTTTTGTCCTTCTAGCCTTGCCTCAGTCTGCGACATGGAGCGAATAGCTTGCGCTGCACCCATAGCTTTTGCTTTGGTATCTGCCAATGCTTGATTCATTGTCAGGAATTTTTCAATGAGCATGCTTATGCCCACAACAACCAAGCCAACGCCAGTTGTCGCAAAGAAAGTGCGCAAAGTGATGCCAGCAGTGCGAATAGATGCCTTCGTGGTCTCCGTTGTTGCGCCTGTCGCCGCCATCATTCCCCTAAATGCCGATAACGTTGAAGTGCCAGAAGCAACTCGCGCATTGAAAATCAACAGTTGCAATGCGCTGGAAGCCCATAATCCACGCATCACGCCAAGCGCAATATTAATTGGAAGAGCAATTGCGTAAAGTTTTGCCAAATAGCCAACAATGGGATTGCCAGCTATTTGCAAGAATACCTTACTAACGTCAAGAGCTGCTTTTGCGAGTTGCCCCAATTGAACAGCGAAGGTGGCCACGTTTTGTCCAATGCCATCAAAAGCAGGACGCAGTCGTTCCAGTTCTTGTGCAATGGCGAATCCGCCCGCAGTTTTTGCCGCAGTACCAGTAAAGAATGCATTGAGCCCATCAGTGAGCTGTTTTATACCATTCGTCATTGGAACAACAACGGTATTCAAGAATCCTACGGCAACTGGCTCGAATGCCTCATAGAAAAGAGTCATTGAGTTTTGCATGCGATTCATTACACCTTGGAATGTAAGAGCAGCACCTTCAGCGCCAGGACCAAATTCCTTGTTCATTACGACAGTTACATTCTTCAGCAATGCAACCATTGCCTGCCCCTTGTAAGCGCCTTCTTCCAATGCAGCAGAGAAATCTTGAATAGCTTTTGGCCCCTTAAATCCTGCAGCTTCGGCAAATAATGCCATAGCTCCAGGAAGCACATCACCTAACTGCCCCTTAAGTTCTTCGCTCATCACCTGACCTTTGCTCGCCATTTGAGCAAATGCATAATTCACGCGATCCACTTTGTCGGCGCTCATTCCGAAAGTAGCAGCAGCTTTTGTAATGCCAGTGAACAAGTCTCTAATTTCGTCTCCGCTAAAACCAGCAGGAGCCATAGACGCATACAGCTTGGTGAAGCCATCACGTGCCGACTGCAAAGGCACGTTGTATTTTTCCATGAGCCCAAGCAAAAGCTCATTAGATGCACGCGCTTCCTCAGCAGAGGGCGTGACTGCATTCAGCGTATTTCTAAAGCTTTGTAACTGCCCAACTGCTGCACCAACTTGCGCCGGTAGATTTTGAATGAAGGCTAGTAATTTATAGGCTTGCCCAAACAAAATCACTTGTTTAGTTGCAAAACCAAACTCCTCGCCAAGTTCACGGATGACACCAGTACCTGGAAGATTCACGCCTCCCATGGCGCGACCAAAGCCACCAGCTCCGCCAAAGCCACCAAATCCGCCTCCTCCACCAGGAGGCTGCATACCACCGCCTCCACCAAACATGCTCGTGCGAGCATTGATCGACATCGGCGTGGATGGCCCCATCATTCCAGCCATCGGGAATTGGCCCATGGATCCACCAAGGCCGCCTCCTCCCATCTGATAAGACATTCCCGGAATATTTTGCTGTACTGCAACACCGCCAGTACCAAAAATTGGCAGTGACTGAGCGCCGCTAATTCCTAGCCCTCTACGCTGTAAAAACGCTTGATTAAGGGCCGCGTTCAATGCCTGGCCGGAAAGTCCAGTGGCTGAAGTTGGCACTCCCCCAAAACCAATATCTGCTATTTGTCTGTGGGCCAATGCGGGATTGGCTGCTTGATTTGCCAGTGCAGCAGCCATTTGGCGATAGTTCCCACTAAGACCAACTGGTTCCAGCATGGAAACGCCAGGATTTACCAAGCCTCGACCAGTAAACAAGGAAGTGGTAATACCTCCTCCAGTACCGAGCATCCCGCGACTAGCTCCTAATTGAGCTTCTAGTGCGCTCAAGAGACCTGACGTACCTCCTGCTGCCGGTAATGCAGGGCGCATTGTTGACTGGAAATATTGACGAGAAGGAACAGTAGCCTGTCCAGCAAAAGGATTGGGAGCGTAAGGCGATGCAGGCCCAATAGGAAGTTCAAGAGCCCTACGGGCCTTATTTAACATGTATTGCCCTGCCCTGCTTAACGGGGCATTCTCCATGCCAATGCCAGGCGCTTGCAATGCAGGAAGACCAGCAAACATTTGCTGGGTCATGCGCGACGCACTGGTTTGACCAGCAGCAGGAAGAAGCCGCGTCACTTGTGGACTCGCTGCTGCTTTAGCAATTACATTTGCAATGCCATTGCTAACTTGACCCACCCATGGATCAGAAATATTAACTGTTCGCGCATAGTCAGTAAAATCTTTTGCAATTGCCTTTAGCAATGGATCGAAAGCTTTTGGTGCATTAAATCCGGGAAGCGTAAATCCTTGAGGGAATTGTTGCTGAAAAGCTGCTTGGCGATTAGCGGCACCAACAAGATCAGTTGTAATGCGACTCTCAGGAAGCGCACGCAACATTCGCTGTGCAGCACGAGGATTGCTGGTCAAATTGGCCATGCGATCCAACATCTCATTGAGATTGGGCATGGAACGCGCAGCGCTTGTTTGAGCTTGTCCGCGAATGGGACGAAGCTTCATTTGTAAGTCTTTTAATCCCTCAAAGACAGCATCTGCAATGCCATCTGCCTCTTCTACAAGTTTTTTTGCTTGCGCAGCAAGATCTTTTCTTCCTCCAGTGGGCGTACCACCCAAATCGCGGATAATTTTTTCTAATCCGGCAATGTTATATCCACCTTTACTTAACGAGCCCTTTTCCAGTCGGGATAAAACAGCTTGTCGTGCAATGCGTTCTTGTGCTTGCTGCACACCAAAAGCACGCCCTGTAAGCCCCTGTTCACGCATAAAGCGCTCAAGACCGGCAGCGCCTTGCGGTCCTTGAGAGAATGCACCACCGGCGCTAGCTTTAATTTTTCCGCTTAATTCCGTAAGCTTGCGAGCCAGAGTATCTGCTTTTGCTATTTCAGCGGATAAATTTGTTTCAATATTTAAGCGATAATTTCTTCGCCTAATATTGGCGCCAAGAGCATTCAACTCATTTTGTACACTACGCCTATCAAACCTGATTTGCACTGGAATGCTATAGCCAGCAGCCGCTTGCCCCAATCCCGCTAGTTGTTGCCTAAAAAATCCCAGGTCAAGACTTACCTTAAGCTTCAGTTCGGCGTCTTGAGCTGCCATCTTAATTTTCGCTTACTTTCCCTTCATTCTATAATCATTGCTCTTGATTACGCCCAGCAAACCCCTTCATCTCATCAGCAAGCAATGCAATAACACGTCCGTCCATTCTTCTTGTTTTCATTAAACGCTGAAGTATAATCAAGCTCGCATCCGTAACGCCATCTTCTTTCTTGATTTGTTTCGTATCAAACGGCAAGAAATCCTCTGGCTTTACTTTGCTCTTCTTGCCCGCCATCATTCCTGCTGCCATAGTGCCAAGTTTGGCCACAGCAACGCTACTGACATTGTATTTTGCAATGTCATGACGATCAAGATATTTCAATGCACGCTTAACATCATCAAGCTTCTGGAGGCCAAAATTATTGGCATTCCATCGCTCGTCTTTAAAGTCAGAAGCTGAGAGCCTGAAATAGATTTCGTTCCAATCTGTCAGGCTCTTAAGCTGCTGCCTAGCTCGCGCTTCAAGCTTTTCTGCTACTGAGGAGAATTCCTCTTCGTCGCTTTTTTTGCTTCTACGGCCTCCTGGGTCTCAGCATTCTGCTCTTCAGCAATGAATTCCACTACTTTTGCAATGGCTTTGCGCGGTAGGTTTTTAGTGTCTTCAATTTCCCAATCAGAAAGATCTTGCCATTCGTTATCAATAAGGCCTTGGCCACGAGAGCGAATGAAGGCAGTGACCATGCGGGCATTGGTAGCTTCTACCGATGAACCGCTTGTAATCATGCTCAGCGTTTCTTCCGTAAATTCGGAAAGCAACTCTGCCTCCGAAATGGAACCACCGCCTTGGAGGAGCGCGAAAGCCTCGTCAAGGGGAATCTCACGCGATGCAGCAATGCGCTTGGCAAGCTGAACGGCGCGAATGGTAGCTTGGCTTTGCAACTTGCTGATTTCTTCCTGTTCAATGGATTCAGCAACTAGCCAACTGCCATATTTCTTCAGGCGAATTTCGGGCAGCAGCTCAAAATAACCTTCAGTTTTAGTTTGAATCAGAAAGCTGTATTTGCTCATGATCGAGAATGTTAAGCAATGCGTTGAACACCTTCACTCGCTCGTGAGAAGAGCGAAATTCTGGCGGCACTTCAACCAGCATTGAATGATTGTCGTTGCTAATTCTAATGGTCGTTTCTCTGCAGGAAATAAGACACAATATGCCCACCTCCAGTGCGGTGCCATCAATAAGACAATTAATTGCATGCACTGTGCCATCCACGCTCCACAGATAATCAATCTTCATTTGTTCAGCGCTGTGCGTATGCGCATCTTAAGGTCTTTGCTTACTTGACTACTGCCAAACAAATCTTTTTGCTGGAATACATCCGTCCATTGACGTGGAGAAAGATTAGTGCCCAGCCCCTCGTGAACATACCAGGCATAGCCGCGGCCACTGCTATTCTTTGCGTCCCAATCCCATGATGCAGTGATGTCAACGCCACCTTGTGAGATGGAAAAACTATCACGCCCGCTTCTATAGAGATCGCCTAGGTCAAAAATATTACGAGGACTCGTGACCACTTCTCCGCTTTTGCGCTCTGTTTCTCCATCGTAATTCCATTTATCCTCTAAGAATTGATCACGGAAATAATCGTTCACGTCAAAACGTGTCCACGTTTCAAAAGCCTTGGCAAGCTTTGCTTCCAAAGTCTTGGCATTAACAATTGTTCCGCCAACAATAGTTCCACTCATGGTGCCACTAAATTACGAAGAACTAAATCGGGAATCAAAAAGCGGCAACGTTCGTAAGCAATATCATCGCCGGGGAAAAATCGTGGCGTAGCATCTGGAAATCTCCGCACCATTCTGTCCATCGCCAAAGCAAGCGTATTGCTATTGGGCGTATATTGCACTAAAACTACTTCCCAAACCTGTGTCACCTTGACAGTGCCTCCCAATGGAGAACGAGGCACAGGCTCAGGGAACTCTCTCATTGTCACTTCCAAGCCTTTTACTTTCCATTCTTTTGGCACGCTTTGCCTGCCCACTACATACACTGCAGGAAGCGTTGAATTATTTGGCAGCGTATAAAGACCAATCAGATTGGGCGATGCAGAAAGAAGAGTGTTAACAGTGTCACGCAGTTGAGAAATGTCCATTAAAAAAACCTGCCCCCATAGGAGACAGGCTAGCGAAGATTCAATGGAAGAATCAGGAATTCGGAGCGGTGGGAATGAGGCTACCGGTGTTCTCAGCATTCTGGTGAATGCCAATACGACCACGACTAATCAGATCGAAAGTAACTTCTACGAGGTTATCAGCAGGATAGCTCTCATTGTAGTTCATCACACGTCCGACATAGGCAACGCGGTCGTAATAGAAAGTAGCACCAGAAGCGCCAAGCTGCTTGTTAATTTCAACGTACACTTCAGCATTCTTGTCGTAACGCGCAGAGCTAATCGCTTGGAATGCTTCGTCAAAGCTATTGGGCAGGAACACTGTGCCATCCACGTCCTTCTGGAAGTAGGAAGTGATGGATGCAGTGGCTTGGCTAGTAACCACCACGCTATCAGCGAAGCCGCCACCGCCAAGCAGGTAGAATTCTTGGTTGCCATCGTTAAAGGCAACAGAGGCAGTGGTGGCTGCTTGCAGAGTGTAGAGAGTGGGAGCGCCGCTAACAGTGAAAGTGGCGCCGCTTTGAGTGATGACAGGACGAGAAGTGCCGCCAATGGAGCCAACGCGGACAATCACGTCCTGGCTCTTCACTAGCTCAGTGGGATGGTAGAGCATGAAAAATTCCTCAATGGGAAAGAAGAGAGTTAAGCGTTGTCCACGCTTCCTTTGCCAATCAGTCTAAAAATGCCCCTGACTGGCGTGCCTAAGAACTGCCAATAGTGAATAGCAATTTGTTCATTCGGCAATAGTTCAAATCTTCCTTCTCTTCCATTGATTGTGGCCCGAGCAGAATCGCCCACGGTAACGCCAGACAAAGTAAGAGGGCTGGTCATTCTGCCTTCCATATAGACGGCAGTCATGTCAGCCCCAAGGAGTTGGTCGTAACGTGGATTGTTTTTCTGCTTCAACGTGGCGTAGAAAGTAACGCCCGTTGCCACTGGTACATAATTACCAGTTTCATTGTCAAGCGCATAGCCCGAAGCCACACTAAACACCAAAGTGGCATTTGCAAGTGGCTCCAGGAAATTGCTCACACGACAAACCCAACAGAAGAAAGAGGAAGATTGTTGGTCATTCGTTTAAACTCCTGACCGTATTGAGTGGCATCAAGCCCCTCGCCATATACTTTGCCGTCAGTGGCGCCAATTTGAATGCCCATTTGAGCAAGTTGAATGGCAATGATATGAGCAGCAAGGAACTTTACTGCTCTATCAGTTTGATCCCCGAACACATCGCTAGAAGCATCGTAAGCAGCTTCTGAAATGGCACCATTGACGATGCCAGATGGATGTGGACTGAATTCAGGAAAGCGCTCAAGAAAGCTTGCGTAGGTGACTGCCATAATCAGGCTTTCCCAATGCGAATAGCTTCAACGCGCTTTGCAATGGCATTCCTCACGCGGACGCGCCCTTCGATTTTCTTCCAATCACCCAGACGATCTGGATCATGGATGAGTTCAATGGCGCGAATGGCTTGCGTGAGGGGAAGTTCGCTAAGGCTTTGAACATTTTCAGGCAGGTCTTCTACCATCACTTGTTCTTTCATTTCTTCAATGGCACCAATAGCAAGAAGCTTCTTGACCGTACCATTTTCCTTCGCTTCCTTCCATTTCTCATCAGGAATTTCCTGATTAAGACCGGGCGTTAGTTGAATGAGCCCGCTCTTGGTGATAATGCCAAACCCTGCATCACGAGGGGGATTTTCAAGTTCGGGACGATAAGCAATCAGCATTGTTCAAGAGAAACAATTGCTAATAGCTTAACGCCCCTCTTCTTGATTAACTATCCTCAGGCAGAAGCCTGCACGTAGATCATGCTCTTGGGATAGTACAGAGCAACGCCACCGACGCGGGCATGAGCAGGAACGATGAATTCCAGACCACGCTGCTGAGGCGGGAACAGCTCAAGAGGCTGAGGGATGTGCAGTTGCACTTTCTCAGGATCACGCTTGTACACGACCATACGGTCAGTGTTCAGCACGCTGTTGTCGGCTTCCAACTGATTGATGGGCTCAACGTTACGGATGTAGGGGTTGGTACGCAGGAAGTATTCCAGCACGGTCACGTCCGAAGAATCGGA